TGCGCTGTATGACCTATTTATACAAACTTGATATTTCATATATTAAACATCTTGTACAAATCCGTTAAAATCTTTTTTGGCCTTACCTTTTGCGATTAATCCTACTATTATCTCTTGCGGGTCAAGGTGTCTTAAATCATGTTTATCACCATTAATCACCTTACGGCCTTTATATTTTTTTGGTAATTTATCTCTAAAAACAACCGCAATATTATGCTTAGTTTTTAATAATTCTTTGACATCATTTGAGTTATTTTCAGCTTGTGAGTAAGTTAAACTATAATTTTTTGGTAGCTTTTGTTTAAATCTATTCTTAACTTTTGTATAATCAATAAATTGCACGTCAGGATTATTTTCCATGAGATTTAAGCCGTTATCTAGTTTATATCTCTCAAATGGAAGGTCACTTGTTCCGTTTAATCTTATAGTATAATTCAATTTTTTTCTTTTTGCTCTTGCGCTTGAGAGTTTTATTTCATGATCAAGTTGTTTTAAAAATTTTGCCCTATCTGATAAAAAATAATATTTTTTGTTTAATCTTGATTTTTGAACGCTGTTCTGTTGACCTCGACCGCTTGTGTTTAAACATACAGAGGCGCAAACCGGTGAGGCGTTTGGACATATATTAACACCGCCTATATTAAATGGTGCAAGGTGTAAAATCTCGCTTAAATATCTGTATTTACCTGATTTTGCCATTTTATAGGTTGCACTTCCTAATAATTTTTTTTGTTCTTTATATTTATATCTCATTTTATTTTTATTGGGTAAAATTCACCACCTTTTACAAAATTATGAAGTG